AGAAAAGAAAATAATCTTTTATGAAGAGGCTTTAAACAAAGTTGGATCCACCAATTTGTCATAGCAATAATCCGAGCTTTTCCAGCTTGGTCATAGACAACACCTAATCGTCCCATATGGAACTTAGGTTGTATACCGGTTACCTGTAATAAATATACAGGAAAACCCAATATTGAACAAGATACTAATGAGGCCAAATAAAGCCACGCACTAGCATTGTAAAGAACTTTAATAACTTCGCGATACTGAATAGGAACATGCATTAATGCAATTGCATCAAATGCAGCTCCAGCAGTAGCTTTAGAAGCATTAGGTCCGGCAGATTCGGAAATGAATCCTTGGATGTTATTTAAATTAATAATCCATCCTTTGAAAAGTTTCTTAGTTACCGTTCTTATCTTCAATGAAGCCGATAAGCCCGTAAATTCACCAGTAATACTGGAGAAATCAGGTTTTACAGTCGTTTTAAAAACTCTAAAAATCGATAATAACGTAAGTACTGACCGAACAATATTTCCATTATCCTTCTCTAGGTTTAATAACTGTCGAAGAGGAAATGGTATTATTACAGGAAGACCAAGTCTATCTATTCTCACTCGTACTTTAGTAGTACAGAGTTTATCAGGCGTTCCAGCTAAGTAACGAACAGTGATTCTAAGAGATTCTTTCAAATAAATGAAAGTCCAATTAAAACCATTATTCCTTACTAAAGTTGAGATACGTTCTGCTAAAAGGGTTAAATCTTCTTTATAAAGAGGATTTTGCGCGATCCAGATCACCACTTTTACATACCGATGGATTTCCGGAAAGGTTATCCAAGGTGCTGTAGATGGTGTTACTTTCACCTTAATAAAATTGAATATGTTTGTAACGTATTTAGTTTTGTTAATGGAAGTCAATGTTAGGGTTCATAATTGTCACCGGACCAAAGGGTGTTAGCCTCAGATCCGAAGTATTCGGTGAATGAATAATTAATACTACCTAATAAAGGTTGGAATCTTACCAACATAGTACAGCAATTAGCTAGATCATGATAAATCATGAAGGCGTTGTTTGGGTTCCTGCACGAAGATGAAGATCCAGAGGTCATTACTCTCGGGACCTGATACAACAAGCTTTCGC